CGCCGCGCTCCGCGCCCGGAAGTTGAGCAACTCCTGCGCCTGCGCCGCCTCGGCCGCGTTGCGCGAGTACGCCGCCATGACGGTGCTGAGCGCGGTCAGCCCGGCGCCCACCTCGCGCCCCCTAGCCACCAGTCGCGCGGAGGCGCCGGCAAGGTCGTCCGTGCTGTGCCCGGCCGCCCCGAGTGCCGCCGTGACTTCGGTAAGCTGGGCGCGCTGCTTCTCAGTGGCGGTCGCGTTGTTCTTCAGGCCGCGCTCGACGCGGGCAAGCTCGGCGGCCTGCCGCTTCGACATCGTGCTCGGGTCGATCGCCGCGAGTTCGGCCTGCCGCGTCTTGAGGTTCTGCGCCTCCGTGCCAGCGCGGGCGAGGGCGGCGGTGAGGCGGGTGTAGCTGTCGATGAGCCCCTGCTGGTTGGCCAGGGCCTCACCAGCCTGCTTGAGCTGCTTCGCCTCCTCCGAGAGTTCGGCAAAGGACTTCTGCTGCTTGCTCGCCGCACTGGCGTTCTCGCGCAGGCGGCCGTTCACGGCGTCGATCGCCGCCTCGACTTCCTTGAACGGCGCCGAGGTCAGATCCTTGCCGCGGATGACAAGTTCTACGTCGCGCCGTTCAGTCGCCATCGCGCAGTTCCTTCAAGAACTTGTCGAGGTGCTTGCCCCCGGCCAACGCCTGAACGATTACCACCTGCATCGCAATGGCGTCGAGCGAGACACGCTCCCGGTGTCGCCGCCGGACCAGCTTCGTCTCGAACCAGAGACGCCAGATTTCGTAGTCGAAGGCGTGCTCGTGCCCTTCGGCCAGGAGAAGGCTCGCGCTCTCGCGGAGCCCCTCGTAGTGCGTCAGGAAACGGTTTCTGGCTTCCTCTCGCGCGACCCGCTCCCGGTCGGAAGGCGGAAGGTCTGGCTTGCCGGCAGTTCGATCCCGAGGCCGCGCGCTATGCCGGCCAGCGCGGCCAGGAAGTTTCCCAGGCCACCCCCCGCCTCGAACGTGAGGCGCATGATCTCGGTGAGTGCCTGCACCTGGACGGGGAAGGGCAGCGCCCTCACGTTGTCCCGCGCGTCCGGTTCGTCGGCGGCAACCGCCACGATGTCGGCCGCGACGACCGGCAGTTCGAGGATCAGCTTCATCACGATGCGCGCGAGCGCCGTGTGATCCCGCTCCGCATCGCCGACGATCTTCTCGAAGTCGGCGTACAGGTTCATCAGCGGTTGCGCGTGCGCTGCCATGAGCAGCGCCGCGTCGTTCAGGTTCAGTCCACGTACGCTGAACCCATCGGTGCCCAGCGCGATGTCCTGTCGCGCTGGGCGGTAGGTCGAGAGAGCCACGGGCCGGGTGCCTCCTATCAGGTGTAGGTGTAGATGCGCTTCGTGTTGCTGTTCAGCGCCAGCACTTCCATGTTGAACGACGCCTGCTGCCAGTCGTCGCCCTTGAGCTGGATGCTGCCGTTCGGCGTCAGCTTCACGTAGGGGAACACGTAGTTGCGCTGGTCGCCCACCGCGTTCGCCGAGATGAAGCGCAGGCGGCCGTACACCGACTGGTCGCCGTCCTCGACAACCGTGTAGGTCGCCGCCGCGGCCGTCCAGGAGACGGTCAGCTCGTCGTCAGCCGCGATCATCCCGCCAGACGGAATCCAGAGCCGGCCGAGCGCCGAGTCCAGTTCGTAGTCGGTATCGGCGACCGGGCTGCCGGAGGCGCCCGTGATCGCCGTGATGGTCACGTTGCGGGCGCCGATGCCGGCGGTACGCGCAATGGCAGGAACACCGGACGCGGAGAGGCCGAGCTGATACCAGCGGTCGAGCGCCGGGGCGGTGATGGCCTCGTCCACGGCGGTCGAGATCGCCGACTGCGCGACGGTACGGATGCCGAAGAAGTTGGCGTTCGTGCCGGTGCCGTTGCCCGGGTTCGACGCCATGAACAGGGCCAGAGTCTCGGCCGAGATGTTGTCCACGGTGAACGAGCCCGAGGCGTCGTTCGAGAGCGTCACCGAGCGGTCCTTCGTGCGAAGGCCGGCGTCGGACGAGAAGTGCTCAAGCACCTCTTCCTCGATGGTGTATTCGAGCGAGGGCGTGTTGCCCAGGTAGTGCTCGCTCGCGGCGTTCACCTCGGCCGTGGTCGGGCTGGACGAGGGGAAGCGGGCGAACATGAGCCGCCCGCGGCCGAGGATATAGTTCTGGTCGTAGCTGGGCATCAAAGCCCTCCTTTCGTTCCGCTAGGCCGCGACGAACGGCTGCGAGATGTCTACTGCGAGTTTGACAGCCAAGGGAAGATAGAAGAACGCCCGCGAACTGACCTGATCCTGCGGCGGGCGTACGACCCCAGGACCGACCCGGAGGCCGGCGATGCGGTTGCCGAGCATGTAGGCGTCGGCGTTGACAGGCCGCCCATTGCTGCGGACGGAAATGATTTCGTGCAGCCGGTGCTCGACCGCCGCCATGAACTGGTACGCCGGATCGGTCGGGTGATCGTCCGGGGTCTGCACCCATCCCTGGACGAGGAGCACCCACTGCGCATGCACCTGCCCCTCGTTCTCGCCGCCGACGAACGGGCTCTCGTCGGGCGTCGGCGCCTCCAGGACGGACAGGCACGGCACGGGCGTCTCCTCGCCGAACACCGCGCGGCCGCGCCACACACGCGGCGTCGTCTTGCCCTGCACGGTCGTCGGCGTCAGGTCGTACTCGTAGCCGGCGTCGCGCGTGATGCCCTCCAAGTGGTCGCAGAGGGCGCGCATGACGGCGAGCTTCTTGCTGACCGGCCAGAGGGTGCGGGCGCCGGCCGTGAAGCCGACCGCGACCGGGTATGCCGCGCCTGTCAGGGTGGTGCTCACCGATTGCTCCCCAGTCGGGCGAACTGCCGCTTGAACTCCTCGACGAGCATGCCGGCGATCTCCGGCGAGGCGCTCGCCGCGACGGTGCGGAACACCTGATCGACGGACGGGCCGTAGAGCAGGTAGAGGCCGCGCGCGAACGGCGCCATCACCCGCTTGTTGTCGATCTTCTCGCCCTCCTTCAGGCGGATGGCGAGGCCGATGTTGAACGCCTCATCGACCGGACCCTGGCCGGCGCGCAGCTTGACCAGGAAGGCGCGCGAGAGCGTCTTCGTGCTGGCGGGGTTCACACGGATCGAAGGCTTCTTGCCGCCGCCCTTCACGAAGCGCGCGAGGCTGGTCGGGCGTGTGCGGCCGGTGATGACGGCTTCGAGGTCTTCCGGCTTGGCGCGGCGCGTCACGCCGAGGCGCTTGCGGTCCTCCAGGTAGCCGGCGGGGAAGGCGATCTCCTCGCGCATGTCGTCGCGGATCGTCTTCAAGCCACCGCGGTCTGCCGTCTGGTTGATGGCGAGCGCCGCCGCCCGCGCCGCCCGGTCGGGCAGGAGGTCGATGTACCGCTGGAACTCGGCGAGGCCGTTGACGACGATCTGCGTCACGCGCGCTCTACCTCCCAGGTTTGCGTGCTCGACCCGACTGACGGGTCGAGGACCGAGAGGACGAAGGTCGAGTTGTTGAGCGCCGGGATCGTCAGGCGGTCGCCGCGCTTCAGCGTGATTCCGACGGTCGCGAGCTGCTCGGTGTTGAACACCAGCCGGTCGGCGTCCGAGATCACCTCGCCATAGCCTTGCCCCTGGAGGTCGCCCAGGAGGCGTTGCCCGCGGATGTGCCAGCGCACCCGGCACGCCTTCTGGACGCCGTTCGGTTCGGACGGTGTGTGGATCGCCGCAACGGCGAACACGTCATGGACGGCGCGGCGGGCGGTGCCTTTGATCACGAACCAGTCCTCGTACTTCGTCGTGTAGACCGGGATCTCGCGCCACGACAGCGGCGAGGAGCGCAGCCGGATGGTGGCGCGTGCGATGACGATACTCGACCCGACACCCCGCCCGCCAGTGGTCAGCGCGGCGAGCACCGGCAGGGCGGCGCCCGGCAGCGTCAGGCTGAGCCCGCCGCCCTCGAACGACAGCGCGACCGGGAAGGACGCGCCGGGCATAACAGCCCCCGCCACGCGCCCGCCGGCCGTGAAGTCGATGACGACCGGGTAGGCGGCACCCGCTAGGGTCGCGCCTAGGAGGCGCCCGCCACCCGCGAGCGACACCGAGACGGGATACGCCGCGCCGGCCAGGGTGGCGCCGATGCCACGCGCGCCGCCAGTGAGCGCCAGGGCGACCGGGAAGGACGCCCCGGGCAGGATCGTGCCGGCGAGGCGGGCGCCGGGTGTGAACGAGACACCGACCGGGTATCCGGCGCCAGAGAGCGCCTGCCCATAGGCGCGGGCTCCGCCAGAGAGCGCGACAGCGACGGGGTATGCAGCCCCCGTGAGCGTTACGCCGCC